CCATATGCGATGGAACCCATATTCATATCTGTTCTCTTGGAAAACTTTCCTGGTCCTGAAGTACCAGCCAGTGGCCCTCTAGCCATTATTGTCCTCCATACTCTCTAAATCCTGTGCAAACTTTTCCCAAGCCTGATTAACTTGGTTGTTTCTAATTGCATTATATGTTATTAAATCTAAAATTTCTTCTGCGAATACGTGAACTGCGCTTGCTAAGTTATGAAATAGTCCTGCAAATAATACAAAGACATCAGCAAGATGGATAGAGCGCGGTATATAATCTGGTTCTTTACTCACGCTCTATCCCCTTTGATTAAAGTTACTTGCTTTTCTTAACTGATTTACCCTTGCGTCCTGCTGGGGCATAACCGAAAGAGACTTTTCCTGGGCCAGATGGCTTAGAGGTATCCTTCTTGCCCTCAACTGGCTTTGATGTTGGGGCTGGTGCTACTGTTCCTTTTTTCATTTTTACCTCCTCCCTTAATTAGCCTGCGATTTGTGCGAGTAATGATGCAATATCTGGACGAGCGCCAGCAGCAGGGGCCGCACCAGTTGTCATTTCTGGACTTGGCTGCGAGGCAGGGACTGGGGCCATACCTGCTGCTGGAACTTGTTCGCCCATCATTTCTGTTGGGACTTCTTGTTGCTGTTGTTCTGGGAAGACTTCTGCAACTATCGTCTCAAGTTGTTTACCTTTTTGTCTACCCTTAATAACTTCAGCAATTCTTGCAACAATGAGAGAAGGATCTTGACCTTGGGCAGCAAGCGCTGGAATTGCTTGGGCATACTGAGCCATAGCAACACGCAGAGAATCACGAATTTCTTCAACGTCAACACGTTGTTCTTCTTGGCTAACATTTAGCTCCATAGGTATCTCACGGCGAACATAGTCGCGGCTGACAAGTTTATCGCTACGCATCTGCAGTAAAGCAATGATTGCGCGGTTGGGGTCCATACCAGACATAATGCCGTAGCGCACATCTACGCCATACTCACCAGCAATCTGTCTACTTGGTATGTATTTCATTGAAAACGGTGTGCCATCTTCAGCGCCACGAATCTCTTTGGTCATATTACCGAAGATTTTGTCGTCTATTTCAAAGCATAGAGCAACCACTTCAGTAAAGAGACGGGCAAACTGTGCTTGAGCAGAGCGGATTTGGGTATCAAAGCCTGCTTGTAGGGCCTGTACACCACGTCCTGTAACAACAGAAGCATCGATATTACCGCTTCTAACTTCAGGATAGCGTGAACCAAGACGTAGTTCTCGCTCTAATACGCCAGACTCAGCAAAGATTCCAGAAGGTAGGTCTAGTGATACACGCCTAATTGCTTGCGGATTGGCAGAACGCATAATTGCATCAGGACCAAGGGCTAGTTCTTGTACATCTTGTGGGATAGCAATAGGTGCTTGGATTGATTTCTCTGCTGCTTGAATCTGTAATACTGCAAAACGAGCTCTAGCAAGTTGTACTGCTAACACATCATCGAATTGACCACGCGCTTCACCATCAATAGATGAGCGAACAGCAACGGAGGCTAGGCATTTACCTAGTGGATTTGGAACATTGGCAAGGACAAGGTTATTACGTTCTGGAACAAAGATTATATCTTGGTCTTTATCGTGGTAGCGAACTAGAGATAGTAGCGGTGAGCCACTATTGTACACATTTCGACCTATGATTTGGTTGTAGAACTCTGGGTATTGGACTGCGAGAGACTCCGCATCAGTATTAACAACCTGAGTGAGCGAGATGGTACGACCAAACCTATCGATTTCGGGGTAAACACCAAACGGATTAAGTAGACGAATACGCGGATTGTTAGTTTCATAATCCATCTCCACAATAGCAGGTAGCATTCCGTAGGTATTAAACCAATCTGCTCCAGAATACATCTGAATCTGTAGGTCAGAGGCGCTAACGTAGTAATTAGCTATACGGGTTCTAGTATCAGCAGATTTACGTGCGGTATCAGAGACCATATTGGTAGCAGAGCATTCAAATGCTGGCAGTGGTGCCATAGCCTCAGCTAAATCACGCGCAGCTACGTCGATAAAGTTAGCAACGAGTGGCTTTGGGTAATCCTCGGAGAACATTGCTGGATAGACACGAGAGATATCACCCTGACGGACAGATAAAACGTCGCGCATACGCTGATCGCGCTTTGCGTACTTAGTCTGCAGCCTAGATACCTTGGCTATGACTTCGCGTGTACTTAACATTGCATCTCCTACTTGCTTTGCCACTTCATACCAGCGCCAGGTTGTCCTTGAACAACGACACGTGCGGTAAGAGTGGTTCTATTCTGGGGAATGTACTGCTTTACAAGCTTGTCTAATTTGCGCTGCTCAGCAGATTTGACTGGTTTAAGCTTCTTCACTTCTTCTTCTTGAGCTTAATTACTGGTTTCTTCTTAAAGCCAGGTAGTTTAACGTCTGTATCACCAGGATACTTCTTGTTCTTAGAAGGTACTTTCTTCTTCTTAGTAATGAAATCATCTAACTTTGGCATTGTTTCTCCTTAAATGAATTGACGTTCTTGTTCTGCAAGTAGGTTATCTATGTTAATAACTACCCGTTTGTTCTTTTCTGATCTAGACAAGAAGGGGTTATTCAAGTGATGCTTCTGATGTAGACCAACATTGAGCCATTCTCTAGCCTTAATTTCACAGAACCATAGAGCCATAACCATATCTGTCTTACCTTTGGTCGTTGGAGACCAGGTAATAAGTTGTTCTATTAAAGCTTTTATGTTTTCAGTCTGGTCTGATGGGAGATGAATTATGTTATCTCTGTGGTGCTTACCATCGGGCTGCTTGGTTCCAAACAAAGTAGACATAGAAGCAACACCAAAACCAGAATCCCACTTGTTATTACCAGTGTGATGCTCTCTTAGTATAGTTCCTTTAGTTGCGAGAAACTGTCTAATTCCTTCATCTTGGGTGAGAAAGGACTGAAATGCATTACGCTCAACAATCCATTCGGCTGGAGTGTAAAGATTAGTCCAATCGATGATGAGCTGGCGTATTTGCGAAGGTGAGGGGCGGGTGATCTTAATAGCATCAACAATGTATCTTTTATGAGTGATGCGATCAACTGCGTAACATATCGCTGCTGTATCTCCGACCATTGCTGGGTCGAGGCCACAGACGATACTGAAACCATTGAGGTCTCTGGGGTGACCTGGATTGCCAGGTACAAGGCGTCCTGCTTTTCGCATTCCATCAATAGAGCCTCTCACACATACAGGGTCAAAGATTGCATCATCGGAGATATCCTGTTGTTGATAAATCAAAGCCCAAGTTGAAGCATCCATCGCTTGACGCTCATTATAGAGATGGCGTCCGTGCCAACGGGGATAAAGTCCTTCTTCGGTTTTATGTTCATCAGTTTGCCCATCGAAGGGTTGGTCTGAGTAAGGCCAGAGCGTAACCCACTTATCAGGATCTTCATCTGTTTCAAGTAAGGCTGGCATAGCCAGATATGTCCAAGGGACAAGTCCACCAGGATAGCGGTCTGGGTTACGCAATTCTTTGTAAAGGTCAACGGAGGCTACTCTAGTTCCAATAACCACCAGTTTACCTGTAGGGTTTAGACGAGAGCGTACATCTTGGGTAAGCCATCTGATTTGCTTTTCAAACTCGTTAGCATTCTTTAAGGTGACAGCATCATCTACGATAATCATATCAGCGCGTTTACCGTATATCTGACCGCCAATACCAACAGCTTCTATGTTGGGGTCCTTTTCTGATGATTCACGTAGTTCATCACCAAAGACCACACGAGTAGCCTGCCAAGAGGCTGACTTTGAATTAAAGCCTACTCCTGCAGCATAGGCAGTCTGTAGGGCTTCATACATCGGATGGGTAAGTCTTTGCTTGATGGCATATAAGAAATCTGCTGCAAGCTGTTGAGTTTGAGAGACTATCAAGACTCTAAAGTTAGGGTTGGTTACTACCTTCCAGGTAACATAGTCAACGGTGATAGTAATAGACTTTGCGTGGTTTGGTGGGATATTAATTAAGATGCGGTTATCGGCGGTACCCTTCTCATACTTCATAGAGGGGTGGTGCCAAGAAGGTGGGTTAGCTTCTATCACATCAGCAAGGTTTTGCTGGTGGGGGAAGGTATGTTGGTGTAGGAACTTCTTTCTAAAGTCAGCGAAGGATAGGTCTACAGCTTCCACTTCAGCAAAGTTCTTACTCTTTAAGCCTAGTCTAGTTCTATCAATTTTATCAGCGAAGACCTTATCGGTCCTTCGGTAGTATTCATAACTCTTAAGGGTTCTAGCGGCGGAACTGACAGCCTGCTCTACAGTCATACCATCAGCTACACCCTGCAGTATGATCCTCTTGGCTATATCAGCAGAGTTCTCTGCCATCAGTTCTCCTAATTTTGGACATAATACACCCAACTAATAACAGCGCCATCGCGCTGCGTTCGGGCTATACGCTACGCTATTCGCATCCCTCACGGCGCTCCCGCGCTGCGGGTCTGCTTACCGCTACCCCCTATGGGCGTAGCGCGAGCGCAGCCCCCATAAGAGACCTGCTGCCCTGCTTCCGCAGGTCTCTATAGTATATTAGGCGGGAAATTTTTGGCATTTCCCGCACTGAAGTAAAAAATCTTTATAGATGTGACTGACGTCACAGATATAAGTATATAAAACGGACATACCGAACAATGAATCTCACTTTAGTGGAGATTTTTTGTGAGGGAGTATACATACCGCCCGCCCCGATTTCACTATGGGCGGGTCCGTCTTTCGCGCTGTGTGTGCCCTAGCGCGTGGCTCTACCCTTGAGCATATCTAGAGCGAGGCGGATAGATAGGCGAGAGGGGATTGCTATCCCATCGGCAGCCCCTCGCCCCCTAATATTTCTGCCTGCCTTATTTAATATCTTGATCCGATAGCCTGCCTGCTAGCTCAACCCTGGAGCTCTGCCCTGCCTGCCCTGCTCTCCAGCTCTGCCCTATCTGCTCACCCGTTGCCCTGCCTGGATCTATTGCAGCAGCCAGGCCTTAGATCCTGCCAGGCCTTGCGATACTTAGAGAGCTGTTAGAGCCTGGACCCTGGACCGATAAGGCCGACAGCTCTAGGCCGACACACTTGAAAGATTTATCCCTGGCCTACTTGACGGGATAGATTAGTCTCGTCTATTCTCTCCCTGTGAGCTCAGATCGGGCTCAATTATTGGAGGTAAAGTAATGAATAAGACACTCTCAACAGATACACCTAACGCCTGGATCGGCTGTCTAGGCTGCTACAACAGCGGGACCCTATTCGGTAAATGGATCGAAGGGACACAGGCAGCAGATTTAGAAGCTGCAGGCCTGGCTAAGGTTGAAACCGTAGGAGATTACACCGCTGCGCGTTGCGTGCGCTGTTTTGGTGATGAATTCTCCGTGCTAGATCACGAGAATTATCACGGTTTTATCAGGGGAGAGTGCTCCACAGTAGAAGCGCAAGAAGCGGCGGAGCTAATCGAGAGCATACAGCGCCAGGGAATAGATATTGCTGCCGCTGGCGCCTGGATATCTTTCACGGGCCAGGCGTGGGACTTGAACAGCTTCGAGGATAGCTATCGGGGAGAGCACGACAGCTTCCAGGACTACGCGGAGGAGCTAGCGCGAGAGTGCCACGGTAAGCAACTAGAGGAGGCCCGCTGGCCCTTCTCCTGTATTAACTGGGAGCACGCGGCGCGGGAGCTCTCCTACGATTACCACACGGAGGACGCTCCAGGCGGCGGCGTGTTTATATTCAGGAATTGCTAGGCCTGGACTATGGCCCACGGTATCCCGTGGGCTGTGGCCTAAGCCTAGCGGCTAGGCCCTGGCAGATCGCCAGGGAATTGAGAGAGGGAGAAAGTATGGACACGATTACAGAAACAGGCGCGGCTACTATTACAGCCAGCGCGGAAAGTGTAAGAGAGCTATTGGCTGGAGCTGCAACACAGGCCCACGCTAAGGAGGATCTGCCTGCGATTAATGGCGTGAAGCTCTACAGCGAGGGAGGCAGGCTTTACGCTGTTGCCACAGATCGCTACCGCCTAATTGAAGGCAGCATAGAAGCAGAGATAGAGGGAGAGCTGGCGGCTACTGTGCTACGCCTGTCCGATATTAAGCGTATCCTGGAGCTATTGAAAGAGAAGCGCCTAGACCGTATGCCTGTGCAGATTAACCGCGTGGGAGATCTGATTAGCGTGGCTGTGGCTGGCAATAGCGCAACCGTGCAGGCGTGGGAGTGCAGCTACCCGCCGCACGCTCAACTATTCCAGGCGGGCGATACTGTCCCTGTCGGTGAGATAGCCTTCAACCCTGCCTTCTTTGCAGACTACGCAAAGATAGAGAAGCTGGCAGGCAGAAAGTCCAGCGCTGGCGTGAAAGTATCTTTCTATGGTGAGAGAAAGCCTATCGGGATCCACTTGAACGGGGATAAAGTATCCTGGCGGGCCTTGCTTATGCCTATGAGGACAGCTTAGGGCCGTGCTGTCGCGCTCTTTCTTTACGGGGAGAGCGCGGCGGCCTGGATCTAATCGGATACCAGGAGAGAGAGGGAGAATATGACGATAGAGAAGCTGTATTCGGGAGCGTGGCGTATCTGTGGCGTGGTAGAGGGAGAGAGCGATCATCACTTTCTAAGCCGCGTGTATTATGGCTATACCAGGCGCCAGGCTATTAGGTTATGGAATAAGCAAGTGAGAGAGGAGGCGGGCAAGTGAGCGAGTGTGAGGGTAATAGAGCGCCTTACGATAAGGCGAGCTGGTTTTGCCTAATTCATAATCAATTAGAGGAGAGAGAG